AAAAGCCATAACCATGACTACGTAGGTCGTAAGAAGTATCTCGTTCATAACCAATTAGTAATGGGCGATAAGGTCATTATGCTGAAGGAAACCGGCGGACAGCGTTACATAGCGTTAGACCGTTGGTATAACCCGAATAGGGGGTGCACGACTAAGTAATGGCAGATAATTTACTATTACCAAAACAAAATAACGATGCGCTTATTCCTGACACAGTGAATTATATTGAACCGTCGCATACGTATGACGTTGATTTTAGAACGGATAGCCAAATTAGAGGCTATGCGGATAAGTTGCGAGCTATGGAGCAAGCGATATATAAAATCATCAACACGGAGCGATACCAATATATTATCTACAGTTGGAATTACGGCATCGAATTACAGGACTTATTCGGTCAGCCAATTCCGTATGTGTACGCTGAGTTACAGCGTCGCATAGAAGAGGCTTTACTAAATGACGATAGAATAACTAAAGTATACAATTTTGATTTTAGCCACGAAGGTGGTGACGTCATGGTTGAATTCGATGTAGATACCATCTATGGTACGCTACAAAAAATCAAGAAAGGGGTGAAAGGTATTGTATGAGCATATGACGGCCAATCGAATTGAAAAACGAATGCTCGATAGAGTTAAAGATGAATTCGATCGGCGCGAAGGTAGTGTTATATACGATGCTACAGCTCCGGCAAGTGTAGAGTTTGCAGAACTCTACATCCTAGCAGATGTGATTCTGAAACAAGCGTTTGCAACGACCGCAGACCGGGAATTCCTAATACTTCGTGCTGCGGAGTTTAATATTTACCCGGAACCTGCAACGCAAGGCGAATTTGAAGCTCAGTTCAATATGGAAGTACCGATTGGCTCCAGGTTTAATTACAATGAATACAACTTTGTTGTAACAGAGGTAATCGACGATACAGAACATAAGTACAAGCTCAAATGCGAACAGTACGGGCGCACTCCTAATGCGACTACTGGGGATATCACGCCTATCCAAGGCATTAATGGCCTTACCTCTGCTAAGATATTGAAGAATATCACGCCAGGTGAAGATGAGGAAGACACCGAAGTATTCCGAAAACGGTACTTTGATGCTTTGAAATCTAAAGCCTACGGCGGTAACGGTGCTGATTATAAAGAAAAGGTGCTAGCTATCCCTGGCGTTGGCGGTGTTAAAGTATACCGCTGTTGGAACGGTGGCGGTACCGTTAAGCTAGTTGTATTGAACAGCGACTACAAGCCTGCGGCTGACGAGCTTATTAAGGAAGTAGAGAACGTCATAGACCCAGCCCCTAAAGGCAAAGGATACGGTCTCGCTCCTATTGGTCATACTGTAACAATCGAAAAGGCTGACCCGGTAACGATCAACTACCGAATTGAAGTGACTATGATGAGCGGGCACAATATTAACGAAATTCAAACCCTTGCAGAAAACGCTATCAAGCAACGATTGATTCTACGTGCTAAGGAATGGTGTAATCAAGACGAGAAGGAACATATTATTCTTCGGACTAGTCTTGTAACTGCTTTAATGGTCGAACTGCCTAATGTTCTTGACGTCGGTAGGATTACTATAAACGGTGCTTCTGTTTCAAAGCTTGAATTGAAGGATAATCAAATCCCAGTAGTAGGGACGATTACTTTGGTGGCAGTATGATTACAGATTTCGGTATTTTTAAGAGAGATATTGATATCTCACAATTCGCCGTTCCGTTAACTCGAGATTCTCGGGATATCCAAGAAATCTATCGAGTAGAATCTGCAGAACTGCAACTGCTATGGGATATCATGCTAGCTATCTTTAAAGAAGAGTACATCTATACTGCAGCAGATTACGGGCTTGAAGCATGGGAACAAATATTAGGCATCAATCCTCCGGATTTGACAGACACAGAAGGACGCAGAAGTGAAATACTATCAGTATTAATCGGGCAGCGTCCTTTTACTATGCCAAAAGTACAAGAAATGCTTAACTTCAAGTTTGGCAATCATGTAGTAAAGCACTCTGTTGTATCTGATAGATACGAGTACTGGCTAGATGTAGTCGATGGATTTGAAACACAGCTCAACAATATTGTCGATTATGTGGAGCCGTTAATACCTAAGAACTTAATCATCAAGACAAAAAGTACTACAAACATTAACGGCGAAATATATGTAGGCGCTATATCTGATGTATACGAGTCCTTCCATGTCGGAGCGGCATTAGATAAGTTTGATTTCAAAGTAGGCTCTGACATTAACATAGGCATGAGCTTCGACGTATTAGAAACAATTAAAGTATAAGGAGAACACATGGCTTCTATTTATCCAAATACACGATTAACCAATTATGGCCGTGAGTTAATCGCAAGATCGCAAGCAACCGGCAAGAAGTTGCAATACATTAAGCTAGTTACTGGTGACGGTCAGCTTGATAATCAAAATATCGATACTATGACCTCTGTACTAGCCCCAAAATTAGAGTGCCCGTTCACTTCGGGCGGTGAATTCGTAGGCGATGGCCAATTTAGAATTGAGTTTGCCGTTAGCAATAGCACGGTAACTAGTGGATTCTTCGCTAGGGAGTTAGGCGTGTATGCTAACCTTGAGGGCGAATCTGATTCTGCGGCTAGACTAATCGCATATAGTAACGGCGGTAACTACGCATCCTATATTCCGTCTAAGGAGACACCGATTAATTCTAAAGTATTTTCTTTAGATGTAGTAATCGGTAATTCTACGAACGTAACTGTTAAGAAGATTGATGCGGCATATCTAACAAGAGGGGCGCTAGATTCCCATAATCGTGATACAAGTGCGCACACCAATATCACAGACCAAATTAAGGCGATTCTCGGAAGTGCGAACTGGAACGACTCCCCGGCAAGTACACTTGTTACAATCAAAAACTTATTAGGGCAAGGCGCAATCGTAGCGTCTAAACTCGACGCTAATGCGGGGTTTGTTAAATTCGCTAATGGTTTCACTATCCAGTGGGGAATAGGCGGGCAGGATAACGTGACCAAAAGTGAAGTAAGGTTCCCAATCAAATTCACAACTTTATTTATGGCGAACGCTATTGATGCGTACTGGTCAGGTTCTGACACGCCTAGGTATTTCGCTAACTCCGTGTCGGAGAGCAACTCCACTAAAGCCGTATTTTCGGCAAGCGATAGATACGCTGCTTCTTATTACTGGTTTGCTCTAGGGATTAGCTAGTTACCTATGATAATGAACATAATCCGATCACCTACGCCTTGCTGCCCTCTATAGTCACTATCCTTATATGTTAGCTGATTTCTAGAAGTCGATAAAATGATTTCAGAAAACGAATAGTCACCGTTATATCTTGCAGTAGAAACGGCGATAGTCTTGTTGCTAAACTCTATCGGGTAGTGCACAGTCCAAGGCTTAGGCTGACCATAGGCGTTAAATAATACCCACTGGATATTAGGCCAATCCTACTGCTATCCAGTGTCCCCATATATTGCCAGTTCCGCGTTGAATACGTCTGCCACTTACTTTGAACTTGGTATTATCGAGAAAGTTCATTGCTAGCACTAAAGGGTCGCCTTCAGTATTGGTATCGTTGCCGGCTATACTGAACACAGTTCGAAATGCTATTGGGAAATTGGTATCGCTGTTATATGCTAGATTGTATATTAGTCCCCACTGGGGAGCTACTTTAACAATTCTATTGTCTTACGTAGCTCACGAATAGTTTTGTGCGTATACACCCTGGTAGTGATATCACCTTGTTTGTGGCCTAGCAATGAACGTAAAGAGTTAGGTGGCGCAACCGCATCAAGTAAACTGGCGAATGTGTGCCTGGTATCGTGGATAGTATGCTTACAGTTAAGATGCTTCATAATATCCTGGAAATGCTTACGAAATGTCGTGTAGCTGATAGTGAATAGGTAATCGCTAGTATGTAGTTGCTCTATTATAGGCATGATGCGGTGATGAATGGGAATGATACGACCTTCACCGGCTTTTGTTTTAGCGTGTCTCACAATAAGGTATGATGATCGTCTATTGATATCCTGCCTGCGCAAGTTAAGTAGCTCACCGATGCGGAGCCCTGTGTAGAGCAGTATTAAAATCATGCGAGAATAAGATGTATCTATTGCCCATAATTTGTTAATTTGTTGGCGAGTGAATACTCTTCTCTGAATCGTTGGTATATTGGAGCCTAGGTTTAAGTGCAGTGCGTAATTAGTGATAGGGTAATCTTTAATGATTGCGTAATTAAATAATTGATTAAGTATCGTTCGGACTTTCTTACAAGATGAGTAGGAAAGTCCTTTTACGTGCATGGAATTAATCACGTTCTGAAGGTGCTGAAAATGAATATCCGTGATAGGCATATCCGCTATGTTGGATATGTGTTTAAAAGCGATGTGATAAGACTTAACAGCGCTATCAGAAATAGACTGAGAGTGAATAGGCGGCCACTCGTTAAATAGTTGCCTTAATGTAATGGTATTGCGTTGTCTACGTTTTAGCATAACAGCGTAACGGCGCATAATTTCACCTCCGAAAGGATACGACTATGAATCAATATGTATTTGTGTTAAACGAAATGGGCGAACGAATTACGTCCTATGTTGATAATACAGTAACGCAAGAGCAGTTGTTAGCAACTGCAAAACAAGAATGGCCAGATGCTGCAGATTATATCTATTCTGCCGATGGCGACAGTATGCTTGATGAATTTATGAATGGTAAATTCTATGTAGACGGCAAGTTTGTCGAACCTGCTCCGTATGTTCCTACAAAGGAAGATAAGATTAACGCGATTAAATCTGAATACGAGCCACGCTTCAAATCCTTAGAAGAGGCTCAGCGCAGATTGTTATTAATGGGAAAACCTACTGGGGCCATTAGTGCACAATATATCAAATTAAATACCGAAATGGTAACACGTATTAAGGAGGTACAATAATATGCCTAAATATATCGGAGAAAGTAAAGTACCTGTTATGGAATTTTGTGAGTACTGCTGGGAAGTGCTTAACGAAGACGGAACATGCCCAACAGAGGGCTGTGTCCATAATGATTTAATGGACGAGGTACACGAAGATGAAACTACCAGTCCTACACAACTTTAATGCAATTAAAGGGGAAGTGATTTCTCTTAGCATTGGTTATAACAATGTTGTTGCAAGTGAAAGTTTGTTCGCCTGTGTTCGTAAATATTCGCCGGACGAAGACTATAAAGCAAAGTTTGATATTGATGTGTCTACCGAAGACCTAGAGAATGATGAGGCATCTAAAATCACTCTTTCGCTTGATACAAACGCTTTAGAAGTCGGTAAATACCAATGGGACTTATTTATTTGGAGTGGCGACCACCCTATTAAATGTCTAGTTAAAGGACAAATTACTATAGTCGAAGGCGTTAGCAATAGGGGGAAATGATGGACGAATTACATATTCACGACAATAATGAAACGATCAAAGTTAAAGATAATACTCAAATCGTTAAACTACAAGGGCCGAAGGGTGAACCAGGAGAGCAAGGGCCTCCTGGTCCTCCTGGACCTCCAGGCGAACCTGGACGAAATGGTATTGACGGCGAACAAGGGTTGCAAGGTATTCAAGGACCACCTGGGCCTCCTGGTAAAGACGGGGTTAATGGTCTTAAAGGTGAACCTGGAACTCCTGGGCAACGTGGAGCGGATGGCGAACGAGGACCACAGGGGCCACCTGGGCCGAAAGGCGAACCGTTTAAGTATTCAGATTTTACACAAGAGCAATTAGAGAATTTAAAAGGCCCTAGAGGTGATAAAGGAGAACCATTCAAATATTCTGATTTTACGGCAGAACAATTACAAGCATTAAGAGGTCCGAAAGGCGACCCTGGAAGTGGTGGCGGACAAGTAACTTCACAACCAGCTGAAATATATGAAGTTGCATGGGGAGCGGCAAAAGCAGGTGAACGAGGTGCGGACAGAGGATATTTAGCATTCGACCCATTAACTGGTTGGGGATACTTGCATTTTGACTTTGTATTAACTGCCCCTTCCGGTAATGGTAACGTAATCGCATCGCTTCCACCGAATTCTCCGGTTTCTGTACGACTAATAGAAAAAAGCGTTAATGTAAATAACAATAGTGTTTATGTTGAACGAAACAGTCGTATGATTAAGGCTTGGGGTGTGCCGGCAGGCACTCGGTATATTATTGACATTATTGGTTTTTGGAGAAAGGTGTAATGGATGTGGACTTGGCAGTTTGAGTTGAACGACATCTTAACAACACTCACAATAGTGGGTGTTGTTGCAGGTGCAGGATATAGATTGTTGATTATTCCGTTGTTACAACAATTAGACTCACAACGGATGCAAGATAATCTTATTTTTCAAGAAAAATGGGGTGTCCTTACTGACACGCTAAAAGATTTGAAAGATGAAATTAAGTTATCACGTGCAGAGCGAATAAAAGCTGAGAGCAAGCAAGTGTTGTTGTCAGCAAAAGTTGAAGCATTAGAAGTGCGTGTTGAGGATATTAAGGATGAACTTCATGAACATACCTCAAAAGCTCATTAATTCAATTAAACAATCTTATAAATCTGTGAGGGTGGCTAACATCCACCCAACAGGTATTTTAGCTACTCGGGCGCTAGTGTTTATTATGCTAGTGCCTATTTTATTGGTGGTCACTCAATATGTTATGTCCTTTATTAGTGGGTACGTGTCAGACGAAGCGAATAAGCTGATTAATGTAGGCATCAATATTATTGACCACATATTCATACCTAGTGTCTTAACAGCCATTGTAGGCTTCTTAGGGCTTTGGGTAGACCAAAATAATAATGGTATTCCCGATAGATTAGAAGAGGAGGATAAACGATGAAAGTATTTATTAACCCTGGCCACGATATTAACTTAGATAGTGGCGCAGTTAACCCTGTATATGGTACGCGTGAATGTGATGTGGCACGTGATGCGGGCAAAATGTTGGCGTGTTACTTGGAAACAGCAGGATGCGAAGTACGTACGCTTCAAGATGATGATTTAGGGCTTGTATGCTCTGAATCTAATTCTTGGGGCGCGGATATCTTTGTATCGCTTCATTGTAATGCTTTTAATACGGAAGCTCGAGGTACAGAAACTTTGTATAAGTCTTTTAACGGGCAACGATTAGCAGGTGACATCCAAAGCCAAATCATCCGCAGCATTAACACAGTAGACCGTGGCACAAAAAAACGCGACGACCTTTGGGTACTAAACGGTACAGATGCAACTGCAGTATTAGTTGAAATGGCCTTTATCGATAATGAAGAAGATCACGCTATGCTGTCTAATGATTTAGATACTATCGTTCGTGCCATCGCTAGGGGGATTACTGACTACGCAGGAGGGGTATAATGTATGACAAAATCAAAGTTTTACTTAATCGCCTTAGTTACCGCCATGCTGTTATCGGTGGTATTGTGCTCCTCTCCGTCTTTTGCTGCTGGTACATCTTCCACGAACCAGCAGGAAGCAACAATCACGATTCCCTTAACACAGTGGAACGAATTGAAAAGCAACAACGCGAGAGTGTTGAGCTTAATCGAGACATCCAGCGCTCCATTGACCGAGGTGCAGTCCTTAGTCATGAAGCAAAGGGAAGAATTGAACGAAGCACACAATACAATATCGACATTGGAAACCGAATTGACGAAAGCCAAAATGCTATCAATGAAGCAAGAGATTACCTTAAACGAAATGAAGTACTCTTTGACAGAATTGAAAGGGCAAATCGACAACGACAAGAGAACAATCAAACGCTTACGGATGCAACGCAACCTATCTCAGATGGTGGGAGCGGGAGCAGTAATCGGAGTAGTGATTCATCGGTAGAGAGGTGATCCAAATATCTCCCTAGCCTTGCGAGGGTGGACGTAAGGCAAGCCCCAGGTAAATAGTACCTGGGGCTTTTTTTATTTGACATCATTTTGACATCATTTTATTAAAAAATATACAGAAATATAGCTAGATGTGAAAATATAAAATGCAGTGAAATACTGTACTTACTGTATTTGTAGGTGGTGTAGAAATTAACTCTTAATCAGGGTGTCCAGGGTTCGAACCCCTGGTGGTCCACCAAAATAAACCCGCACTACTGTGCGGGTTTTTCTTTTGACATCATTTTTATCAGGGTACCTTTTGACATCATTTTGACATCAATTAGAATATGTTTGAAATCTTTTCTACGACGTCGGCTTCCATGATTGGGGTAACGTGAGAGTAGGTATCCATCGTTTGTTGATACGAGGAATGGCCAAGCCTCATTTGTACGACTTTAAAGTTTACGCCGGCTTCCAATAATAAGGTGGCGTGTGTATGACGAGTATCGTGCATTGTAAAGTCCGGTCTACCGATTGCAGTAGCAAACTTTTTACACTTTAGAGAAACCTTGGCCGGATCACGAGGATTTCCAAACTTACCGGGGAACACAAGATTATTATTTCTCCAGTTAGGTGCTTTTAGTCTTCGCTTATCGACGTGTGTGCGAAGTTTTAGAAGCTCTGCGATAGTTTTATCGTCAAGTGAAATAGAACGTCTAGACGAGCTGTTTTTAGTTGTTTTAGAGATAGTCGTGACTTCGTTGATACGTAAAACTGTCTGATTGACGGTTAGAGTTTTTTGTTTTAAGTTGACATCATCCCAGGTTAAACCGAGTATCTCACTACGGCGTAAACCAGTGGTAAATGCTAGCTTAAACAGGGCGTGCCATTCGACATCATCGATTTGTTCAAGGAACGTTTCTACTTCTTCCTTGGATAGTGTTACCATCTCTCGCTTACGCTCTTGTTTAGGCTTCTTGACTAATGTAGCCACGTTTTTAGAGATTATCTCATCCATAACAGCCTGTTTAAGGATAGCCCTAAGAACGGTTAGCGTGTAGCTGATAGTCCGAGCGGATAAGTGGCCCATGTTATTTATTAAAGCCCTTACGTTTAATGCTGATAGCTCAACTAATCGTATTGAGCCTATGAAAGGTACAATATAGGTTTTAATAATATATTGATAAGAGGAGAGAGTATTTTGTGAAATCGTATCCTTTTTAAGCCGGATCCAATACTCGCACCATCTCTCAATCGTAATTGTATTATCGTAGTTAGCACATTGCGCTAGTGATTCAACGTATGCATCTCGCTCAGCAATAGCAGCTTTCTTGGTAGTGCCATAAAAGTATTTACGCTTACCATTTATCATCTTCGATACTTGGTAGCGTCCATCGACTCGTTTTTTAGCCATAAAAATAACCTCCTAGGCTTAAATTTGGGTATAAGAAATAAGCCTTAGAGGTTTTATGTGATATAATAGTATTGGAGTAAAAATGAAATACCTCTAAGGTATGTAGTTTTTAGTAGCCCTCACTGCGGTGAGGGCTTATTTTTTTTTATCTAAAATACTGAATCTAGTACGTTATCATACCAGTGCTTCTTCTTTTTAGGCTGTTGCACTTCTTCAGACGGTGCCTGGTGTATTTCATGATCGGCTTGCCATTTTGCCAATGCGTTTTTAGTACCTTCGTCGACTTTGTGTAAGTCGTCCATTTCTTTTTGTGTCATACTAATAGTGCGTTCAAGATATTCCTGTTCGTCTAGTAATTCAGTGCTCCCATCATCGTAATGTACTAGCACCTTAGGACCATCTAACGCCTTGAATTCATCGTGAGATACCTCAGTTCTAGCGAACCCCGTAACTGTAACTAAGGCAAGCATAGTAGTAATTAATAAAGTCTTTTTCATGTTAACATCTCCCTATATATAATCCCTTATAATACTGATACATAATGATGGTAGAAATCTATATTCTCCAGTTCGGTATCATCGATGCATGTTCGACGGACCATTTGCTCTACTAGATTAACGTGATGGTCTAAATAGAAGTCGTCATTAATAATATGCATTAATTCGTGCTTAATTTCTTCCCTCATACGGTCATGAGGGAGGTTTTTGTTTATATAGATATTATGGGTATCTATATCTTCACATTCCTCTGACACTGCATTGGCATGTGGCAAGTCACAGTAAATCAAATTTACAACCAATATAACACTCTCCCTTGTGTATTATTTGTTTTTTAATTTTAAAAGCTCTATATATTCGACTGCTTTTTCTAAATCCTCCTTACTTATATCTTTTGCGGCAGAGAAGAGCATACGAGCCCCTGGACGTGTGCGTAGGTATTCAGCAAATTCGGCTGCTTCACGGTCAGTGTAATAGCCGTCTGTATATTTCTCTACTAGTTCAGATTTAGGAACACCAAAATAGTTTGCCAATAACTCAATTTTATCGATTCTAGGATATGTATTTCCCTTTACCCAATCGGTAAACGTAGTATACTTTAGCCCTAAATCAGCGCATATTTTATTGCGATCAATTCCGCGACTATCCAATAGTCGTTGAATATTCTCGGCCATAATAGCTTTGTTACCTAAATCGCTCATCTTCTAAACCTCTCTATGTAAACCAGCATTTTTATAACTATATATTACGTTGTTTCCGTAAAAAAATCAACATTTTACGGAAATTTTACGATAATTTATGTTTAATTTATGGACATTACGGTTTACCCGTAGTAAGATGATAACTGTAAACAGGATTTGAAAAAGAAAGGAGGTTGCCTATGAAATACACATTGAAGATGCTACGAGCGTCTAAGAACTGGTCGCAAGTAACAGCTGCAGAGCAGATTGGCGTATCTGTTGATACGTGGGGGAATTGGGAAAGAAAACGTTCTTTCCCCGATGTGTTACACATCAAAAAGATACAAGAAGTGTTCAACGTAGCGTATGACGATATTATTTTTTTATAGTGCTTTACGGTTTAACCGTTACGGAGGAAAGGTTATGAAAGAATTCGTAATCAGAATGTTCGGCGAATCCATTACGGAACGCATGAACGAGTTAGGCATGACTAAGACGGCGCTGATCAAACAAGCTGAAATCTCGATGGATACATTAAACCGAGCTATCAAAGGAAAATCAGTGCAAATGTCGACAGTCGTTGGTATCTGCTATGCGTTGTGTGTCGACGATACCGAAAGTCACGACTTTTGGGAAACCGATTACTACAACCCTAAGTTAGATAGGAGGTAGCTATGAATAAAAAACAATTATTAGAACTAGCTAGTTGTTGCTTATGGATTTTAGCGCTCGGCTTGTCCGCAGGTATAAGTTTATTCGTGATGTTATCCCTGGTGCTTCTAGCATTCTAGGAGGTCGCCATGAATAAGATGTGCATCACAGTAGCGGAAGCTGCAGAACTTGCTAGCGTACCGCAAGCCGTTATCCGAGAATGGGCGCAAGATTTTGACTTCCCGTCCATGAAAATTGGTAAACGTGGTGGTAAACGCCTTATCCACGTTGATTCGTTTAATGCTTGGCTTGCTAAACGATGCCAGGCGCGAACAGGAGAGTAGACATGATGAAAGTAGTTTATGTGCTTCGTATTATCGCAGCCATATTAGTAGTAGGAACTGTAGGGTCTATCGAAATTGACCGTATCGATTTATGGACAGGAATGTGCCAAGGTCTATTGGGTATCACTTTATGGTTACTCACTGGATACTGGATTGAGGAGCTAAAAGAGTATGAACGATAAACGATGCTCATTCTGCAATAAAAGAATTAAAAGTCCTTACACAAACTGGTCGTACCTAACAGGCAAGCCTCGTATCGTGTGCGATAACTGTAAAGACATACACCCGTGTGTAAATAGAATAGCACGTTTATCCAAACGTGCATAGTGAAAGGAGGTGAGGACATTGCGAGATTGTACAACGTGCCCTAATAGAGATTACTGCATTCCTGATGAGTGCGAGCACCTGGGCACAAAAAAAAGCACCCAAAAGCACGGCAATGCTAAAGGGCGCATAGAAAAATATCCATTTAAAGTATATCACATCGTGAAGCCGAAAGGAAACAGAACAATGATCGAGTTAAAAATCACAGTAGATAAAGCAGTTGAATTAGAACAAGAAGTGAAAGACCTATACCTATCTATCGTAGGCGCTCCTGTTAAAGAAGAAAAACCGGCTAAGAAGGAAGCTCATAAAGCTGAACCAGTTAAGGAAGAACCTAAAGCTGAACCTGCTAAGGAAGAACCTAAAGTGGAAGAAGCTAAAACTGAAGAACCAGCAAAAACTGAAGAACCAGCTGAAGTTGAAATTCCTAGCCTTGAAGCAACTCGTGAAGCAGTAAAAGACGTAATGGCAAAAGCTACTGATAAAACGAAAGCTAAAGGCGAATTCAAAGCCTTCTTAGATAGCATCGGCGCTGAAAAGGTAACATCTGCTACCGATGAACAACGTATTCAAATTATGGAATGGGTGAATAGCCGTGGCTAAGAAACACGCCTTACTAGGTGCATCAAGTAGCGCCAGGTGGCTCGTATGTACTCCTTCAGCAAGACTGGAAGCGATGTTCCCTGATGAACAATCACCTTATGCTGCGGAAGGTACTGTAGCACATGACCTGGCAGAAGCAATCCTACGGCATAAGCTAGAGGGTAAAAAAGCCCCTAAGCTAGATGACTACTCTACTGAAATGATAGAAGCGGTTAATCGATATGTCGATATTTGCGAAGAGAAGGTAAACGAAGCCCGTGCTCTTTCCTCTGATGCGGAAGCCATGATTGAAGCACGGCTTGACTTCTCTAGGTGGGTACCTGAAGGCTTCGGTACTGGTGACATGGTAATCGTAGCGGACGGCATCCTGGAAGTGATTGACCTGAAATATGGCAAGGGCGTTCCTGTTAGCGCCGTTGAAAACACACAAATGCGACTCTACGCATTAGGTGCCTACGACGTGAACGAGTACTTATATGACATTAAAACAGTTCGTATGACGATCGTTCAACCAAGACTTGATAGTGTGTCTACCGATGAAATGTCACTTGAAGAACTTCTTGATTGGGGCGAAGATATCAAACCTATCGCACAACGTGCCTGGGAAGGTATTGGTGAATGTACACCTTGCGATTACTGTAACTTCTGTAAAGCACGGCACACCTGCCGAGCATTAGCAGATTCTTGCCTTGATACATTCTATAAGAATGGCGGTAAGCTCAATCAATTACTCACTGATAGCGAAGTATCTGACATCCTGGGGATGAAAGATTTAATCACAAAGTGGATTAAAGGTGTTTACGACTTTGCATATGAAAAAGCCTTATCGGGTGAAAAGCAATGGCCTGGATATAAATTAGTCGAGGGTACATCAAGACGTACCATAACGGATCCGGATGCAGCGGCTAAAACATTACTCGGTAACGGCTACAAAGAAGAGGAAATCTTCAAGCCTCGAGAACTCGAAGGTATCACAAATCTACAAAAGGTACTCGGTAAAAAGGGCGTTGCCGAATACTTAGAATCATATATCGACAAACCGGAGGGCAAGCCTACGCTTGTACCGGAAAGCGATAAACGCCCAGCAATTAATACAGTTGAAACAATGATGAATGAATTTGAAGATGAGGTATAAGAGATGAATAAAACTTTAACAACAGCATTGGCAATTTCCGCGTTGGCAGTAAACGTAGCTGGCGCAACTAGTAATAACACAGTAGGCGGTACAGATAATACTATCTCCGCAACTTCTACAAGTTCCGCAGTATGGGGCTTCCAAAATAACATCGACGCTAATAATGCGTTGGCGTTCGGTACTAACAATACCGTAACTGGTGAAAATGGTTTCGCAGGTGGCAATAATGCTACTGCGGCAGGTCGTAACTCCTTCGCTTTCGGTTCTCATGCCGAAAGTTTGGTAGAGTACACAGTAGCCATCGGTAATCAAGCTCGTGTCTCTAGTTATGATAGTGTTGCTATCGGCAACGGTGCCTTCGTATCCGGCGAATCTAGTGTGGCTCTAGGCCGTACTAATAACGTTACCGGGGAGAACTCGGTAGCAATCGGTGCTAACAATGGCACAGTAGCCGGCGGACAAAGCGCCGTAGTCGGCTATAACAACAAAATTGGTTCCCAAAAGGAACAACTCGTGTTTGGCTCTAACTCGGAATCCAGTGGTCAAGGCGCCCTAGTATTTGGTACACACTCCAAAGCCGTAGCAATGGATGCTGTGGCATTCGGTAATAATACGATTGCCGACAAACCGAATGCAGTTGCCATCGGTACAAATTCCGTTACCGATGATGCGGTAGGGGTTGATGGTATCACAATTAATGGTACTCGCCACGTTTTCGCTGGCGAGCAACCGGCAAGCGTAGTAAGTTTTGGCGCTAAAGCCCGCGCTGGTGCAGGCGGGGTAACTCAATACAACCGCCAACTCACGAATGTTAGCGCCGGCCAAATCTCCGCTGATTCATTAGACGCTGTGAACGGCTCCCAGTTGTTCGCTGCGATTGATGAAATCGAAACTAACGCTAAACAAATTAACAACAATAAAACGGCTATTATTAAAACACAAAACAACCTAAAAGACTTGGCCGTAGGTGTTCAAATGTTAGGCGACGTGGTGAACGATCATGAACAAGCTATCGCAGGTCATACTACTGCAATCGCTAACAATACTAACCGCATCAATGGTAATACATCTGCTATCAATACTCTTGGCCAAAAGGTAACTGCTAATACAGCAGATATCAGAAGCCTTGAACATGTGGCAGACAATCACGAAGGTCGTATCACGACTTTAGAAAATCGTTCTTTGGGATTAGCTAATGACATTAACAACAAGGTCAACAATCTTGGCCAACGTGTTAATAAGTTAGGTGCAAGCTCCGCAGCACTTGCTGGATTGCATCCATTAGACTTTAACAGAAATGATAAAGTCAGCTACGCTGTAAGTTACGGTCACTACCGTAACAGTAATGCAGTAGCGCTCGGCGTATTCGCTAGACCTAATGAACGTATCATGCTAGGCTTTGGTGCTACATTAGGCGGTGAGAACCAATACACCGTAAACGTAGCATTCAAAACCGGTAAAGGTTCTGACTACATTGCTGAAGCTAAAGATGCACAAAGCCGTATTTCTAAACTTGAAGCACTCGTAAACAAATTAATGTCTGAAATTAACAAATAAGGAGACCGTAACAATGGCTAAATTAACAACTGGTATCGTAAGACTTTCCTATGCAAACATCGCTCAACCTCGTAAAAACGACGACGGCAAAGCAAAATATAGCTCTCAAATCATCATCGACAAAACAGATAAGAAAACAATCAAAGCATTTGAACGTGCGATTGAAGAACTTAAGGCTGATCCAAAAGCAGTAGCGAAGGTAGAAGGTAAAGCGGCATACCTTAAGTTGAACTTACGTGATGGCGATACAGACGAAGCAGTAGCTGACCAACCTGAAACATACGCTGGTAAATTCTTCATTAATGCGAATAGCGATAAACAACCTATCGTATTCACTCGGGACAAAATCAAAATGGACCAATTCGACATTGAAGAGGAAATTTACTCCGGTGTATACGCGCAGGTCGCATTATCCGTATTCGCTTATAACTTCAACGGTAAAAAAGGTGTAGGCTTTGGCCTAAATGGTGTTCGTAAAGTTAAAGATGGTGACCGCCTAGGTGGTGTTCATGTATCTGCTAGTGACTTCGGAGACGATGATTTAGGCGACCTAGACGATGACGATTTAATCTAAGGAGGCATATATGGAGCTCAGTATTGATGTGGAAACGTATTCTGACTGCCCTATTAAATATGGGGCTCAGAGATACGTTGATGATACAACATTTGAAATACTGCTCTTTGCCTACAGCTTCGATGACGAACCGGTCGAAGTAATTGATATGACAAAGGATCCACTGCCCGAAAGGGTGGTGGACGCTTTGTATAACAAGGAAATTACAAAGACCGCATTCAACGCAGCATTCGAAATGTTGTGCCTTAAAAAGTACTTCCCTGATGCGGACTATACGAACTGGGAATGTACCTCTGTACTTGCGTTATACTGCAGTTTACCTGCGAGCCTCGACAATGTATCCAAGGCTTTACGATTAGGCGAAGCCAAGGATGCAAGAGGTAAACGCTTAATTCAATTTTTCTCTGTACCACGTAAGCCTACTAAGACGAATCCTAAGACGCGAAATATGCCAGAGGATGCGCCGGAGAAATGGGCGGAATACATTGAGTACAACCGCCAGGACGTAGTGGTAGAGAAGGCAATTCGTAAACGCTTACTTTCGCTAAAACCACCTGCTATCGAGCATGAGTACTGGCTACTCGACCAAGATATCAACTGGCGAGGCGTGAAAGTAGATATGGAACTCGTCGATGCAGCGCTTGCTTGTAACGACGAAATCGTGGAAGAAGCTACCGAGTCATCCAAGATATTAACAGGATTAGAGAATCCTAACAGTATTATGCAACTTAAAGAGTGGCTAACTGCAAGACTAGGATATGATCTAGAAACAATGAGAAAAGACGATGTATCAAGCCTCTTGGAACAGGATATCCCCTCCGATGTACGCAAGGTACTACAAAATAGACAGGTGCTCGGTAACTCCTCCATCAAAAAATACTTGGCCATGAAAAACGCTGTATGTTCAGATGGTCGTATCCACGGCATGCTTCAGTTCTACGGAGCTATGCGAAGTGGACGATGGGCGGGGCGTGTAGTACAACTACAGAACCTCCCGCGTAACTACCTAGAAGATTTAGACACAGCTAGGGAAGTTCTTAAAAGTAGAGATGTAGAAATGCTAGGCCTACTCTACGGAAACCCTGGTGATGTAATTAAGCAACTTATCCGTACTGCTCTTGTAGCAGAAGACGGGCACCGATTTATTGTAGCCGACTTCAGTGCTATTGAAGCTCGTGTTATCGCTTGGCTAGCTCATGAGAAGTGGCGCCAGGATGTATTTGCTCAAGGTGGTGACATCTACTGTGCATCAGCGGCTAGTATGTTCCATGTACCGGTTGAGAAGCACGGCGTAAATGGGCACCTTCGCCAAAAAGGTAAGGTAGCAGAATTAGCGCTCGGATATGGTGGCGGTGTAGGAGCCATGAAAGCGATGGATTCTAAAGGTGAAATTCCTGAGAAGGAGTTACCTGGTATCATCGAAGCTTGGCGACAAGCAAGTCCACGAATTACGAAATTTTGGAAAGATGCAGACAGCGCAGCAAAGCAAGTAGTGAAAACAGGAGAACCCGTACGAATTAGACAAGGCAATATTAAATTCTTTAAATCGAAAGGCTTCCTGTTCATCGAATTACCGTCCGGACGAAGACTTGCCTACGCAAGACCTAGAATTGGGACTAACCGGTTCGGTAGCGAATCGATTGAATATGACGGTATGGATCAGGTTAAGAATACATGGGGCAGAGTTGAAACCTACGGCGGAAAGTTAGTCGAAAACATTGTACAGGCAGTGGCAAGAGATTGCTTAGCCGCATCAATGCTCAGACTGGCCAAAGCTGGTTACAAAATTGTAGCCCATATCCACGACGAAGTGGTTATCGAAGCGCCTATAGGCGAAGGCAGTTTAGAAGAAGTAATAGATATAATGTGTGAACCTGAACCCTGGAATGAAGGGCTCATATTAAACGCAGCAGGGTTTGAGAACCCTTACTACATGAAGGATTAGGAGGACAATTCTTATGAAACTCTCAAAACAACAAATTCAACAACAACGCGAAGCAATCGACGGCTTATATGAACTCGTAAAAGATGCACCAGCTAGCGAACGTAAAGATACAGCTATGGCGTACTGCGAAGGATGTATTGCTGCTTGCGACCTCGCGCTTAAGATATTAAACGGTAAAAAAGTAGAAGCTCCTAAGGTGGAAGAACCTGAAGCTACTCCAACAGCAGAAGAGAAACCTGAAGAAAAGCCAAAACGTAAACGTACTACCAAAAAGAAAGAAGTAGAGGCTCCAGTAGTTGAGGAAACTCCTGAAGAAGATGATTTAGACGATTTGTTATAAGAAAGGATAGCGCCTTATGAAGGTCTTATTCAATCTACAAGTACAAAGGCTGTACGACCTGGTACGGCGCAATCAAGTATCACCTTTTAACCCTGCAAGTTATTACCATGTACCTTGCGAACACTCCTTCGCTAATCTTTGGCCAATGGAATCTAATGGGTTCGGGATAGTGCCTTGCCGGGAATCAGATGAGTTCTATTGTCCAAAATGCGGTGAGCGGATCAACGCTAAGGGGTTTACTGCAGAAGTTGGGTATAGCGCCACAGTTCCTTTATCCCTAGACTTATCAATTATAGATAGGGGCGATAAACTGGACGTGCAATTTGAGTACGACACAGTGTATGCCGACGGCGATACAGGGATGATATACAAAGGTTATAAATCTCATGTCATCGATGTGGTACGGTTTGACTTCAAACAAAGAAAAACCTTTACCATACTCAAGAAACGCTCACGCAGCGACGTCGTCGAAGAAGCGACAGTTACCCCGTCGGGCTTTAGCAATTCTCTTTTATCATTAGCTTGGTTCGTAGCCACTCCTGACTGCAGACTACATAACTACCGGGATGAGTTAAAATGTTTCGCTAAGGTGCTAAAAGAAGTGTTATTCAAGAAGCTTTCAAAGGCAGTAGGGTATAAAGTTAAATCTATTAGACAAGGCGTACAGGTATCTAACAATTATGGAGCCTTTGATAACCTACTCCATAACTTAGTATGGAAATTACAAGCTCCGGATGCACCGGCTATCAATGATAATCTTAAACGAGACTATGATGACTTCTATAATCGGAAATTCCCTAACGAGACACTTGGTATGGGTAACGTATTAGAGTTAACGATAAAAGGTGATTCCTTTGTTCAAGCCTTAATTAAGGCGCACAACTTACCCGACGTTAGATGGGTTCGTCGGTTATTACACGATAGACCGTTCTTCTATGCGAAGATCATCAAAGTTATGTCTACGTTATTTAAGAACAAGGACTATCAAAAGGCTATGGTCGATGTCGTTAAAGATAATGCTGATAATACAAGTTATATTCAGTCTTGGCCATTATGGCGAGATGACCGTGATTTATCGGTTATTCGTAAATTTGTTAATATCCTTAGCCATCAATATGGTGAGCGCCAGGCGTTCTTATTCATTAGAAATGCGCCTTCCTATCACGATGTCAGAGATACAGCTAGTATGTATTTTGAGTTATCGAGAAGTCGCCGTAAAGAGGTATGGGGCAGTCGCATCCAGGTGCGTAACCTACATGACACAATCTCGAGAATGCAAAAGTTCGACAAAGTGGAAGACGAAATCGTGCAGCAGCGTAAAGCGCATCGAGTGCTAGCTGATATGGTTAACGGTTACCGCTTCATGGCAATCGGTTCTACTCACGGCATTATTGATATGGGCATACAGCTTAATAACTGTGTAAGCTCTTATATCAAAAAGGTGAAAGCCGAAACGTGTGCTATCGTAGGTGTCTATAAATGTAACGAGCCTGTAGCGTGTATCGAGGTTAATCCGAAGAATGATGCGGACGACTTCGTAGAGATACACCAGGCTAAACTTAAAAACAATCGGGGCGTATATGAGGACCACGATATCAATGGAGCTGTAACGCAGTGGGTAACGTCTCACGGCTTATGCGTTCCGGCGTATGTACGAGATATCCAGTTTGCGAAGGGAGGAGCGATGTAATATGGATACTACTATCATCATAGCTACGGGCAAAAGTCGCTCCGCCCGTAGCTGGACGTCTAAGAAAATGACTTGGAGCGAATTGGTCAGTAAATTGGCCGAGCCAACTGTAACGAATGAAACGGCTACCGAATACGCCAAGATGTCTAAGGCTGATCAAGGTCAAAAGAAAGACGTCGGCGGTTTTGTAGGTGGCTATATTCCCGGTAATGGTAGACGGGTTAGCGGGGCTGTTAAAGAGAGATACCTTATTACTCTTGATGCAGATAACCCTGGCGAAGATTTTATCGTAGACCTCGATATGGAATTAGGCGGCATGGAATATGTACTGTATAGTACGCACAGTCACACAGCTGACAATCCTCGATATCGCGTAATTATTCCAGTCGACAGACCGATGACACCGGATGAGTATCAAGCAGTCTCGAGACGAATTGCGGATAGCATCGGTATTGAGTTCTTTGACTCGTCAACGCACCAGGCTGAACGGCTTATGTATTGGCCAAGCCACCCTAAGGATGTGGAGTACGTTTACCAGCACAGCGAAGGCGCGCTCGTTTCAGTAGATACCTATTTGAGTACTTACAGAGACTGGCGTGATACGAGCCTTTGGCCAACATCGGAGAAGGAATCACAGATTCGCCTTGATGCGGCTAAGAAGCAAGGTAACCCATTAGAGAAAAAAGGCCTTATCGGTGCTTTTTGTAGAAGTTACAGTATCACAGAAGCTATCCATAAGTTTCTACCTGGGGTCTATGAACCGACAGCAGTCGAAGACCGGTACACATACGTAGCCGGTAGCTCAGTAGGTGGTTTAGTAATTTATGATAACGACACCTTTGCTTACTCCAACCATGCGACTGACCCAATCAGAGGTAAGCTCGTAAATGCGTTTGACATTGTCCGGATCCACTTATTTGGAGGTAAGGACCCAGCAGATGAGACCTCCGTCACCAAACTACCGAGCTACAAAGCCATGATAGACTTTGTCAATGAAGACGGCGCAGCACCAATCCTGCTCGACAAGGAACGTATGGCAGATATGGAGTTCGAGGATATCACAGACGATGACGAGGACTTCTTATCGAAACTAAAACGTGATAAAAACGGTACCCCTGAATCTGATGTTTACAACTGCTTAGTCGTCCTTAAACAGGACCCCGCGCTCAAAGGTAAAATCCGTCTTGATGAATTCGCACATCGCTTAGTCGTGATTGACGATTTGCCCTGGCGTGGTAAGGACGAAACCCCGTACTGGACGGATACCGACGATGCGTGCCTACGTAATTACTTCGCTACGAAATACCTTATTAAGGGTAAGGGCATTATCGATGATGCGCTCCAAGAGGTAACGCAAGATAATAAATTCCATCCTGTGCGTGAGTATCTAAAGGGGATAACTTGGGACGGTGAATGTAGACTGGATACTCTCTTCATCGATTATATCGGAGCGGAGGATACGGAATACATTCGAGCTGTTACCCGTAAATGGATGTGTGGCGCCGTAGCTCGTGTTATGGATCCGGGCGTTAAGTTTGATACGGCGATTGTGTTATATGGTTCTCAAGGTTTAGGTAAGTCCCTTATCTTGGAGCGGTTGGGTCGTAAATGGTTTAATAACTCACTCGTTGATATCAAAACCAAAGATGCCCTAGAACAAATTCAAGGCTCTTGGATAGTTGAACTTGCCGAACTGGCACCTACCTACAAGAACGATAATGAAATCGTTAAGGCTTTTATCAGCCGTACCTCTGACCGGTTCCGTTCTCCATATGGACGACGCACCGAAGAGTATCCTCGCCAGTGTGTATTCGCTGGTTCCACTAACAATCTTATGTTCCTTAAAGACCGTACCGGTAACCGCCGATTTTGGCCAATTACTGGCGATAAGGACCGGAAGACAAAGAACTCCTGGGACTTGTCAAAAGAGGAAATTGACCAATTATGGGCAGAAGCGTTCGTGTATTGGTCTGAAGGTGAGCCATTAGTTCTTGAAGGAGCACTCGAAGAAGAAGCACTTAGAATCCAATTATCACACACAGAAGGTGGTGAACTTGTAGGTCTTATTGAAGAGTACCTCGAAATGCTACTTCCTGAAGATTGGGAAACAATGGATATCTACGATAGGCGAGATTATGTCGCTAATTATGGCGATGACGATCATTGCGGTTCAGTGCAGCGGGAACGAGTATGTGCCCTTGAGATATGGTGTGAAGTGCTTGGCGGGGACAGGAAGAACCTGCAGAACGCAAAGGCTAGAGAGATTATAGATATCTTACAATCAACGCCGGGCTGGAACCCATATACAAAAGGAACAGGGAAGGCACGTTTTGGTAGGCTTTACGGCCCTCAAAGAGCGTTTATAAAGGAAGGTACAGACCTCCTATCAATGTATAAACGAAATCATGGTAAGTAGGTGTGTCCAATTATTTGAGGTGTGTCCAATTATTTAATAGGTATGAATGTTCGTAAAAATAAATATTCAAGCCTATACATCGATGATTTTTGATATAGTGCTATAATTGGACACACTAAACACGCTTGGACACACTAATCGGACACGGGCAAAAAGCAGATAACTGCTAATCTAAATAGTAAAGTGTATCTAGTGTGTCCAATTATTTATATAAAAATAAAAAAATAAATATATGAATAATTGGGTGTATATATATAAGCGTAAAAAACCCGTATACGCGTATATATATATGTTGGAAAAAAATCGGGCACTTCGGACACACCCCCCCCATAAATCCAGTATTGGTGCGGGTTCATAGGCGTGTCCGAGGGTGTGTCCAATTATTAAATGAGAACGAGGTGAGAACGTGGAAAAAGACATCGAGCGATGGTTAGGAAATCAACTCAAAAAAATGGGGTGTATATATATGAAATTCGTGTCACCTGGAAATGATGGTGTCCCGGATCGGATTATTGTACTTCCTGGAGGCGGTGTCATATTCGCCGAGTTAAAGGATACGAACGGTAAGCTGATGGCTAATCAACGGGTACAGATTTCACGATTACGAAAGCAAGGCGCTTTGGTGTTTGTGGTAACCGGGATGTCTGATGCCAAGTTATTTGTTGAAGATATGGAAAGGGCGATACATGGACTTTCATCCACACGAGTATCAAAGCATTGCAATACAACGAATCATTGATAATACCCATTACGGCTTGTTACTGGATATGGGATTAGGTAAAACCATATCTACACTCATTGCGATTGAACGGCTTATGTATGACTACTTTGCTATTAAAAAAGTATTACTCATTGCACCTAAGAAGGTAGCAGAGTCTACATGGGCCCAAGAAACGCAAAAATGGAGCGCTACAAGACGTTTAACGGTGGCTAAGGTGTTAGGTTCCGAGAAGGAACGCATACACGCCTTAGAGAGTGAATCTGACGTTTATGTGATAAATCGTGAAAACGTGCAATGGCTATATGAGTACTATCGTAAGCATAAGCCATTCCCCTTTGACATGTTAGTTATCGATGAGAGTTCTTCCTTTAAGAATCCCCAGGCTAAACGGTTTAAGGCGATACGAAAACTCCGTCCACTGTTTAAGCGTATCGTCATTTTAACTGGTACACCGGCACCGAATACCTTACTTGATATTTGGGCGCAGATGTATCTACTAGATGGCGGTGAACGATTAGGTAAGACAATTACCGAATACCGTACCCGATACTTTATACCGGACAAAACAAACGGACATGTCGTGTATAGCTACCGACTACTGCCAGGAGGTGACAAGGCGATATTCAGCAAGATGCAGGATATTTGCATGAGTTTAAAAGCTAAGGACTATCTTACACTACCTGAACGTATCGAGAATGTCATCACAGTAGAGATGAACCCGAAAGAATGGGAACTCTATAAACAGATGGAACGTGAGCACGTGCTTAGCTTAGCCAGTGATGACGATGTAAGTGCACTTAATGCAGCAGCACTCGCCGGTAAATTGTTACAACTGGCAAATGGATCCATTTATAACGATGACGGTGAAATCGTAGTCGTCCATAATGAGAAGATTGAACGCTTGAAAGAATTGGTAGAAACGAATGAAGGAAAACCGATGTTAGTGTTCTACAACTTCAAGCATGACCTTCAATCTATCAAAGAAGCGTTCCCGAAAGCCGTTGAGCTAAAGACCGATGATGATGTAGCGGAATGGAACAAAGGCAACATTCAAATGTTACTGGCGCATCCCGCATCAGCAGGGTACGGCTTAAACTTACAAGCAGGCGGTAATATCATCGTATGGTATGGCTTAACTTGGAGCTTAGAGCAGTATCAACAAGCGAATGCACGACTTCATAGACAAGGACAAACACAGCCTGTGATTATCCATCACCTAGTCACTAAAGGGACGATGGACGAGCAAGTCATGAAAGCACTAGAACGTAAAGAAGCAGGGCAAGACGCCCTCTTAGAAGCTATTAAATATCGTAAAGAATTGTATAAGGAGTAGAGCTATGCAAAAGAAATGTAGACGATGCGGAGACACATTCACAGTAAGAACACACGAGGAATATTGCCCTGAATGTGAAAAAGTAATGACACCTCCCGGTGCAGGTGTTAGTAAAGAGTTGACCTGTGAGGGATGTGGCGCAACCTTTATTCATACAAAGGAAAAGGCCCAAGGTCGTTGGCCTAAATATTGTCCGGAGTGTCTACCTAAGTATTCGAAGGTACCTAAGAAGAAGGAAGTGCAAGCTATTGCAGAAAAGGTAGTCGAAACTATTGAGGAGTCTGAAGCTAAGAATATCGAACTGCCTAAGAAAGAAGATGTTATCAATCATCCTTCACACTACACACGGGGTAAGATTGAAGTTATCGATTTTATCGAGGATCAACAACTTCCGTATCACTTAGGTAATGTTATCAAGTACATCGCAAGAGCAGGGCATAAAGGCGATAAACTGGAAGACCTAAAAAAAGCAAGATGGTATTTGGATAGATACATCAATGAGGTAATGCGGCATGAGTGACTATAAGGAAAAGGCAACTGCGTATCTGCAAGATATAAAGATGATAGCTATTCGTATTCAATCGCTACGGCAAGATATTCGCAAACTGCAGTATGATATTATCACCTTATCGGCGATTGATTATTCCAAAGACCGAGTATCGGGAGGCGGCACTCCAGTAGGTCTTGAAGGGGATGTGGCTAGACTTGTCGATACGGTAGATACCAAAAAACGGGATATAGCAAAGCTTATAGCTAAAAGGGAAGAAGCAAGGGCTTTAATTGAAAAGATAGAATGTATACCAGGGCGTATTATATTATCGCAAGAGTACATAAACGGGGCGTTTCCTAAGAAAGTACAAGCGATGATATATTACGAAAAAAGTAGTTACTTCAATTTAAAGAATAAAGCGTTGAACGAATTGGGGGAACTCCTTTCATAGTGGAGTACTTTGGAGTGTTTTGGAGTATTTTGGACTTAAATGAACCGACTTGACATAGTATAATGTAGTTGTGAAAGGTGTCATTAGTCATCTAACACAAATCCTCTCTTATACACAACTCGGCAAAAAGCACGGTGATGACGACCGTGCTTTTTGTTGTATGTAGCATTGTAAATACAGGGGCCCGTATTTATGGTGTAGGTGATCGCGTAAGCTAAGGAGAGGGAATATGTAAAAATGAAATTTACCGCACAATGAAACCAGGGCGAGCCGAATATGTCCACATACATTTCAAAGCTTATACATTATGAGCTTGCCCTGTATCGTTGTACGCTGACATCTGATGACTAGAACTATGAGTCCTCCGATAACTATATAGCCTAACAACAACCAACTAGTCATCGGATTTGAGCGTACAAAGTATTAAGGTGAAAAGGTATGAGCACAGAAGTCAAATGTATTAAACGCAAATGCCTGAATAATAAGAACGGCGTTTGCACAGCACAACTAATTGAATACGACGGCCTGTGCCAAACGTATATCACACACGACCATGCACATAAAAGTAATTGCGGATTATGCACTCGTTCACACGGCCGATTTAAGAGAAACAGCCGTGATGTATTAAGATAGCCAGGAGGTGAGATAGTGGCTGCATTAGCAAATAAACGACATGAAAAATTTTGTCATGAGTACATCAAAGATATGAATGCGACACAGGCCGCTATTCGCACTGGTTATTCTAAGAATACAGCTAATAGAATAGGTAGCCGCTTGTTGTCAAATGTTGATATAAAAGCAAGGGTCGCTGAATTACGGGAAGCCTACTTCAATGAAAACATCATGACGGCTCAGCAGGTCGAGTATGAGTTAACAAGAATTGCCCTGGGGCTCTCAAATGAAAAGCAAGTGGTTATCGAGGGCACAGGAGAAGGATGTTCTGAAGCCCGCATTATCGATAAACCACCGGACGAAAAGTCGAGGCTGAAAGCTTTAGAGCTAATGGCCAAACGCCATAGAATACTCAGCGGTGATACGACTATCGATATTAAGCCTGTACTCATCGTAGGTGGTGACGATATTGCAGACTAATAGAGTGTACTTGCCTGATATCGTAGGCAAGGGATACGGTGCTTTTTGGCGGTTTAAAGGCCGTTATAAAGTAGTCAAGGGCAGTCGTGCCAGTAAGAAGTCCTCCACGCAGTCTCTGAAAGTTATCATAGAGATAATGGAGAACCCTTGTATAAACTGGTTAGTCGTTCGTAAGACAGAACGGACTTTGCGTGACAGTTGTTTCGCGCAACTCAAATGGGCTATGCGCCAGTTGAAGGTGGAGAGGTACTTCAAATGTTCCGTATCGCCACTTGAGATAACGTATATTCCAACAGGACAGAAGATTCTATTTCGTGGTCTCGATGATCCTTTAAAAGTAACGTCCATTACTGTTGAAGTTGGTGCTCTGTGTAGGCTATGGATTGAAGAAGCTTACGAGATTATGAGCGAAGATGCGTTCAACAGACTGGATGAATCTATTCGTGGGCAGTTGCCTGACGGTTTGTATCACCAGGTAGTCTTAACTTTTAACCCGTGGTCAGATAGACACTGGCTAAAGAAGCGATTTTTTGATGAACCCAGTGACAACGTGCTAGCCATGACTACGAATTACCTGTGTAACGAGTTCCTGAGTGAATCTGACTTAGTGTTATTCGAAGAGATGAAGAAGAACCCTAAGCGGTACCAAGTAGCCGGCTTAGGTAATTGGGGCTTTGTTGAAGGCCTGGTTTACGAAAACTGGAAAGAACAAGAATTTAATGTCGATGTAATTAGAGGTCAAACCGGTATCAAGTCCGCGTTTGGCCTTGATTTTGGTTATACAGTAGACCCTACAGCGCTAGTGTGCATGCTAGTTGATATGGAGAATAAGAAAATCTACATATTCGATGAGCTGTACGAAACAGGGCTTACGAATCAACAATTAGCATCTCGTATCAAGGATATGGGGTATGCGAAAGAGAAGATTCGAGCCGATAGTGCCGAGCCTAAATCCATTGAGGAATTGTACCAGGAAGGGCTAAAAGGAATAACCAGGGCACGCAAGGGTAAAGACAGCATATTAAACGGCATTCAGCGGATACAAGATTACGAATTAATCGTTCATCCAAGATGCGTTAATGTGCTGCGTGAGTTATCCACGTACCAATGGGCGAAGGATCGCTTTGAGAAATACACAGGGAAACCTGAAGACGAAAACAACCATGCTATGGATGCTATGCGGTATGGTTTGGAAGATATTAATGTAGAAAGGTGGTCGTTTGATTGATATTATCTCAGCTGTGGGACCGCATCATAAAAGGTTCAGCGACTATGTCGGAACGCGAGTTCCTACAAGCACAACTGCGTAATTTTATTGGTAGCGAACAGCGTAAAACGATGTGTACCGCTATCGATTACTATGACGGTAAACATGACATTTTGAATAAACAACGCTACGTTGTAGGTGAAGGCAATACACGAATAGCCCTGCAGGGAGTTCCTAATAATCAGATTGTGGATAACCGATTTGATGATTTAGTAGACCAAAAGGTTAACTACTTATTGTCTAAGCCATTGGATATTAATGCAGATGATGACGAGCTTGATAAGATGTTTGGTATTCAGTTCCAACGCTTATTGAAGTCGGTCGGTAAGTTCGCAACGATGGCGGGTAAGGCGTATATTCACCCTTACATCGGTATTGATGGCTCACTTAAGTTTAAGATGATGAAACCGCATCAGGTTTTACCATTTTGGGCAGATGAGGAGCACACACAACTAGATGCGTTCTTATACTTGTACGATATTGAGTACTACACAGGGCTAGAAACTAAGACTATTCACAAAGTCGAATACTACACGCCGGATGGTATCCAGTATTACATATGGGATATGGAACGTTTACTTCCTGATCCTGATAAAGAAAATACTGCCAATTTTGCGATTGCCGATAAACCGTATAACTGGGAACGTATTCCTCTCATTATGTTCCGTGCGAATGAATTCGAGCAACCGCTTATCGTTAAGGTCAAATCCTTACAAGATGCACTTAACCGATTACTATCTAACTTCCAAGATAACATGGAAGAAGATATCCGCAGCACTATTTTGATTTTGCAGAACTATGACGGCGAAAATCTCGCTGAGTTCCGTCAAAATCTTGCATCGTATGGGGCAATTAAGGTTCGTACGGTAGATGGTGTCAACGGTGATGTGAAAGCCTTAAAAATAGAGGTGAATAGCGACAATTACCAATTACTGATTAACATTTTGCGTAAAGCTATTATCGAGAACGGCCGAGGCTTTGATGCTAAGGACGATCGTATGGCCAACAATCCAAATCAGATGAACATCATGTCGATGTACTCTGATATTGATTTAGACGCCAATGAAATGGAGCTCGAATTTAAATCTAGCTTGCATGATTTGATGTGGTTCGTTAATACGTATCGTGGTTTAACTAATCAAGACACAGTCGAGGAAGTGGACTTCATCTTCAATCGTGACTTACCAATCAATGAAGGCGACACCATTAACAACTGTAAAAACTCCGTGGGTATCATCTCCAATGAAACGATTATTGCAAATCATCCGTGGACAACTGATGCTGCGGAAGAGCTTGCGAAAGTAAAAAAGGAACAGTCCGAAGTAACAGCAGATTTTGTTGTACCGAACGGCGGTGAGGCAGATGGCGAATGATTACTGGGAGAAACGGTATGAGCGGTTACTAGATGAATCGTTTCAAAAAGCTAGTTTGACCGATGACGAAATCAAAGCTAATTATGCCAGGGCGTTACGACGGATTGAAAAGGCTATCAACGATTGGTATCGTCGGTTCGCCACAGAAAACGGACTTCAACTAGCCGAGGCAAGGAAACTACTGAACGCCTACGAGATGAAAGCCTTTAAAATGGATTTAGCTGAATTTAAGGCAGAAGCTAAGAAACTAGGTGTATCTGAAGAACATCAACAAATGCTATCGAATGCATCCATTCGTGAACGGTTAAGCCGTGAACAGATGCTGTATATCAACGTGGTTCACGAGCTCGAAATACTGGCTCAAAAGCAGAGTATTTCACTTAACGACTTATTGAAAGATGTGTATCAATCCTCCGCGTACAAGTCGGCATACACAGTGCAGACGCAACGCGGAGAGTACGCACCTATTAATAAGATTGATAGTAAGCGTGTAGATAGCGTGGTTCACAGTCAATGGGCGAGTGATGGCAAGGACTTCAGTAGTAGGATTTGGGGCGATACAAGTAAGCTAGTCGCTAATTTACAGAATGATTTCACTCAAGCCCTCATTATTGGACAAGGAGCGGACACGATGGCAGATAATCTGCATAAGCGGATGAAGACATCATACAGTAACGCTAAGCGATTAATCGAAACAGAGACGGCACGGGTTCACGAGCAAGGGTTTCTTGATAGCGTGAAAGACCTGGACGTCGAGGAGTTAGAGATACTGGCTACACTAGATAGTCATACTTCTTCTATCTGCAGACACATGGATCGTAAACGAGTCAGAGTCGTAGATGCTAAACCAGGCGTAACCGTTCCGCCGTTCCATTGCTATTGTCGGTCAACTACAATTCCATATATCCCAGGACTCGAAGGCACTCGAACAGGTAGAAATCAGAATGATAAGAGTACTGATTTTGACGGAGAGATTACCTATGAGGAATGGGAAAAAGAATATATCAATTAGCAGCGGAAACGCTGCTTTTTTATTGCCATTTTAGTATTGTTGGGCGATAACTAACAAGACCGTAGCCGTGAGGTGTGGCTCACGAAAATAAAGCGAAATGGGTATTTTTTAAGGAGGTCACTATGACTAAGGAAGAATTGTTAGCACTAGGATTAACTGAGGAACAGACTGCTAAGGTCGTTGAGGACTACGGCAAGAATTATGTGTCTAAGGATCAATTCAATGCTAAGAATGAGGAACTCAAATCCGTAAAAGGAGAACTCACGACTCTTAACAGCGAGATTGATAACCTCAAAAAATCTAATGCGGATAATGCGGAGCTTGCGAAACAAATTGAAACGATGAAAGCTGATGCAGAAACTCGTAAAGCTGAATACGAGGGCAAAATCGCACAACTTGAAATCGACAATATTGTGAACGTAGCATTGTCCAACGCAAAAGCTAAAAACAACGTTGCAGTCCGTGCGCTATTGGATTTAACCGATGCAAAAGTGAAGGACGGCAAAATCAAAGGATTAGATGAACAACTTGCTGAAGTTGCCAAAGCTAATCCTTATTTGTTTGGGGAAGCGTCTGCCCCTAAAGGTGTAGCGCCTGGTAATCCTGGCGGTAAAACACCAAGTGGCGCAGTAACTAAAGAAGACTTCGCTAAAATGACGTACTCTCAACGGGCGGAGTTATTCGCAAACGATGTTGAACTTTACCATTCATTAACAGGAGGAAACGCTAATGAATAAACAATTCTCTTTTAATTTACAAACATTCGCAGCGGGTGTTACGCAAGTTGCTAATGTAGTTAACCCTCAAGTAATGGCGGATATGGTGTCCGCAGGCTTACCAAAAGCTATTAAATTTACTCCAATCTCTAAAATCGATAACACATTGACAGGCGTACCTGGTAACGAAATCACTATCCCAGCATGGGGTTATATCGGTGATGCGGAAGACATCGCAGAAGGTGTAGAAGTAACCGCAACTCAAATGTCCACTTCCGTTGCTAAAGCTAAGGTTAAAAAAGCAATGAAACGCGTTGATATCACAGACGAAGCTAAATTGTCCGGTTATGGAGACCCAGTAGGTGAAGCTACACATCAATTACGTTTGTCCTTGGCATCTAAAATTGACCAAGACGTAGTAACAGCTCTTGGCGGTGCGACTCTTACTGTAACTGATACAAAAGCTATTTCCTACGAAGGCATCGTTAACGCAGTAGATAAATTGAACGAAGAAGACTACGTTGAAAAATATTTGTTCGTAGCACCTTCTCAAATTACAGCTCTTCGTAAAGATGCTAACTTCATCGACAAAACAAAATACGGCAATGACGTTATGATGACTGGCGAAATCGGTATGATTGCAGGCTGTCGTGTTGTAACATCTCGCCGCATCAATGATACTGGCGCAACTGTCGATAACTTCATCGTTGGTGTAACTGCAGAAGTGGAAGATGGTACACCTGTATTACCGGCTGTAACAATTTACATCAAACGTGATGTTATGATTGAAGCTGATCGTGTTCCTGAAAAAGGTTTGGATAAAATCGTTGCTAACGAACACTACACTGTTGCATTGACTAACCAATCCAAAGTTGTAAAAGCTACATTCAAAAAATAGTAGGTGAATGATATGACCACGAAAGAGACAGTTTTACAAATTCTTGAATCGTGGCTCGGGTATGATGCAATTTCTGATATAAATATCATTGAGTATATGATTGATGCGGAAACACAACATATCCTCAATGATATCAATCAGAAGGAATTACCTAGCGAATTACAGCACGTTCTCGTATATCGTGTAATTGGCAGCTATATCACCACAAACAAAAATAAATTGATTGAAGCTGACGGAGAAATGGCGAGTTCCATTAAAATGGGCGATACCGAAGTTCAATTTAAAGGAACAGACAAGTCGTCTCGTCTCCAAGAATTGGCCACCGCTTTGATTGGATATGGAAGGGGGGACCTAGCATGCTTCCGACGGCTAAGATGGTAGATGCTGCTAGAAAGCAGTTAGAACGATTATACGATTGTACGTGTTATGTTATCTCCGAAGTGGATGCAATGGACCCCGATACTGGAATTATGAGTAAAACTGCCAGTAGAGAGGGTCCTTTTGCTTGTAGAATTAGCTATAAAACTCTCTCTACAGGTCAAAACGCTGAGATTGCAAAATTTAGTATCACCACGGTACTTTTCACCGCTCCGGAGGTAATCATACCAAATGGGGCTCGAATCGAGCTTATAGGGCGAAATACAAAGCAACTTTTTCGCAGTGCCTCGATTTCAGCACGATATGACACACATCAAGAGGTGCAACTCGAAAATTTAGAGGTGCATTGACATGGGTGTTGAATTCGACATGGAAGATTTTGCTGAATTTAATCGTAGCCTGGTCAAAATGAGTCAATCGGGCAGTCTTCAGAATTTCAACAAGCAAGTTGTGAAGGAAATGGCTAGCGTGTATGTGCGTGAAGCTAAATTGAACACACCTGTCGGAAAACGATCGGTTAAATTCATGCAAAACGGCAAAGTACAAACGAAGTACTTCGATAGCGAGCATACTCGCCAATCGTGGAGTGTTGGTAGATATCAACTGAACGAAAAAACCGGACGGGTTGAGGTGTTTAACACATCCTCTTACGCCTCGTTCCTTAATGATGGGCATCGGCAAGAAGTTGGGAGATTTCTTCCGTGGATAGGCCAATCTAAAGGCGGAGTTATGCAAGGCGGTAGACTGAAAAAGCCTTGGGTAGATGGTGCGTACATGCACGAGAAAGCTGAAAAGGCACTCAGTAAAAACGCTAAACGTATTATGGAAATTACATTAAAGAAATGGATTGAAAAGCATGGTGGATTCTGATGTATTAACAGCCGTATCTAAAGCCGTACATACGGCACTTAACGTGCCTATATACCTAGAATTCAAAGAAAACAATATGACATTCCCCTGCGCATACATTAAGGTGATTGAACCTAGCATGGGACGACATGTCGGTGATCTTTATAACACTTCTTTGGATTTAGACATCTTGTATTACGCCAATAATCTTGATGTGGTTACTGATACGCGAAAACTCATTGATATTCCTAGCGTGCTGTATCTGTTACTCGAATTTGTACAAGTTGGGGAACGTACAATTATGGGCACGGGTATGAAGTACAAGATTTCAGATGGCGTGCTGCACTTTTTCGTTACGTATGAGAACATACTACGGAGAGTGGCCAAACCTATCGAGCGTATGAAGCACATGGAATTAACAGAAAGGGTAAAAGATGGCAGATGAAAAACAAACAGTCGGGGTAACGACTGAACAACAATTTGATGCTTACGCTATCATTGCATCTGACAAATACAGACGGTATCGTGATTTACTCACTTGCCTTCTTAACGAAGATGAAATGTATACGGAAAGCGACATTGATAAGATTTTAAATCAGGCATTAAAAACGCCTGTGAAAGGTTAGTGAAATATGGCATTAGGTGGTGGCACATTCTTATTCCACAATAAAGTATTGCCAGGTACTTATATTAACTTCGTATCCAAAGACCGAGCATATGCAGAAGTATCTGACCGCGGCTTTGGTGCGATGATGCTCTCCTTTGATTGGGGCCCAAGCGGCGAAGTGTTCCGTGTAGATAACGACACATTCCAAAAGGATTGTCAAAAATACTTTGGTTATGACTACGGCCATGACAAAATGAAGGGCTTACGTGACTTGTTCCGTGGCTTGAAAACTGGTTACTTCTACCGCTTAAACTCTGACGGTGCGCAAGCTACAAGCACAATCGGTAAAGCAAAATATAAGGGTAATCGTGGTAACGATTTGGGTGTATCTGTTCAAGCTGATCCAGATAACACTGGTAAATTTATCGTAACTACTTACCTCACTACAGGCGATGTTCGTAAAGCAGTAGATATTCAAAAGAACTTGAAGGATGCAACAGAATTACAAGATAACGATTACATCGTATTCACTAAAACTGGCGCATTAACTACTACAGCTTATACTGCACTATCCGGTGGTACTAACGGCTCCACAATCACCGTTAAAAACTACCAAGACGGCATCGATATGCTTGAACCTTACTACTTCAACACTTTGGGTTACGCTGGTGCGGACGACACAATTAAGAACTTGCTTATTGCATTTACTAAACGTTGTCGTGAACAAAGTGGCGCTAAATTCCAATTAGTGATTCATGGTAAGACTAAGGTCAACTATGAAGGTGTTATCTCCATCCTTAATGACGTAACCGATGAAGGTGCTGAAAAAGGTTCTTTGGTGTACTGGACATTAGGTCAAGAAGCATCTTGCAATATCAATGCTACAGTAGGCAACATGATTTATGATGGTGAATACACAGTAAACGTTAAGTACAAACAGTTCGAACTTGAACAAGCTATCAAAGATGGCATGTTTATGTTCCACAATGTTACTGACTCCGTTGGCGGTAATATCCAAGGTGACGTTCGTGTATTGAAAGACATCAACACATTTACTGAATTTAGTAAAGCTAAAAACCGCGACTTCTCTCTTAACCAAGTCCTTCGTGTATTGGATAACTGGGCAGTTGACGGCGCTAGATTGTTCAATAAAACACATCTTGATAAATCCCCTAATGACCAAGCTGGTCGTGAATCCTTATGGGGTGACCTTGTATATCTTGCTGAGCAATACCAAAAGGTACGTGCTATCCAAAACTTCGATGATAAGGATATCCCAGTACCTACGCAAGGCGATAACAAGGAAGATGTATTGGTTAACGTACAATTACAGCCTACTGTGGCTATGGAAAAATTGTACATGACTGTTGTAGTAGCCTAGGAGGATAACGTATGGAAAATGAAATTTTAGATGCATTGAAAACGATGGATGCAGCTGACGTTGTTTCTTCTAAATTAGCGTCTTGCTATATCGTAGAGAAAGGTAACCGATACTTACTGTTTCAAGCTAAGAAACTTAGCGCAAAAATTAAAAAGAATAAAGAAAAAGTGGCAATCTTGGGCCGTATCGGTGCAGGAAATAAGTCTACCTCCGTAGAATACAGCGGTAGCTTAATCATTTACCACAACACTGCTTTATTTGACAAGATGGTTGAAAAGTACTTGAAAACCGGTGTGGATACATACTTTGATATGCAAGTAGTTAACAACGATCCAACTTCTAAAGCAGGTCGCCGTTCTGTAATTCTAAAAGGCGTGAACCTTGACGAATTAACAGCAGCCGAATTCGACGCTGAAGGCAAATACATCGAACAAGAACACAACTTCACTTACGAAGGTGTTAAATACGTTCAACACTTTAATGAATTAGACGGGATGCAAGCCTAGTGCTTGCTCCCCTTTTTTTAGGAGGTTTTTACAATGGCTGAAAATTTAAGCGCATTCCTTAAACAAAACGTTGATGTTGTTAATGAAACAGAATACGTAGCATCTAAACGTATCAAAGTGAATAGTGAGCCAGTAGCATGGAAGATTAAAACATTAGCTACTGATGAAACAGAAAAAATGCGTAAGAAATACACTAAACGTATTACAGACCGCATCACTCGTCAATCTGAAGAACGCTTTGACGCGACTGCATACAACGAAGATGTGCTATCTAAGGCAATCACTTATCCTAATCTTTATGATGCGGAATTACAAGATAGCTGGGGCGTTACTGAACCGGTTGAGCTTGTAAAAGCAATGCTCACACCAGGTGAATACGCTGACCTTTTGGCAGCAGTAACAGAAGCCCAAGGCTATGATGTAGGCATGGAAGATAAGGTAAAAGAAGTAAAAAACTCCTAGAATCCAATGAAACAGAAACGATGTTCGCATATTTGGCATTTGTTAAATACCATATGCGACCTTCTGTTTTTGCGGATATGGACATGAATGAAAAGGCTGTAGTAATTGCCTTTATTCAGCAACATGCCAAAGATGAGCAAGAAGAAATGAATAAGGCGAAAAGGGGGTAATGAATGGCTACACTTTCTAACTATATAAGCCTCTCTACTAATATTCCTAATGCTATGAACGCAGCCGCAAACGCAACAACTAAGGCCTATCAATCCATGAACACGCTACATAATAAGATGAACGGTGTATCGAATGCCAGTGAAACACTAAAGGCTAGCATGGGCGGTATCATGAACAGCTTCGCCGGTAATCTGTTGGCTAGTACTGTGATGAATGGCATTGGCGCTATAAAAGGAGCCATCGAATCAATCCAAGATACTGCTACAGAATGGGCACAGGTGCAAGCTCGCCTTAAATTGGTAGCCGGAAGCCAGGAAAACGCTATATACCTAAATAAGCAGATTTTTGAATCCGCACAGCGTGCAAGAGGCGGGTATTTGGAAATGGCGGACGCCGTAATCCAGGTATCTCAATCCGCACATGATGCGTTCCCGGACCCAAGAAAAGCCGTAGAATTTATGGAAGGTATCCAAAAGGTATTCGCTATTGGCGGTGCTTCGAAAGAAGCACAAAAGAACGCCATGCTTCAGTTAACGCAAGGGTTGGCCAGTGGGCAATTACAAGGTGACGAATTCAGGTCTATTGCTGAAAACGCGCCTATGATTGAAAACATCATTGCTAAATCAATGGGCGTATCTCGTGGCGAACTTAAAAAGCTAGCATCGGAAGGCAAGATTACTGCTGAAGTAATTAAAAACGCTATTATGAATAACTTGCCTGAGATTGAAAAGCAGTTTGAATCGCTTCCTAAAACTTGGGGCGATCATATGCAGTCAATTAAGAATAAAGCTATTCGGGCGTTCGAGCCTGTGTTCCAGCGAATATCTGACCTTGCTAATAGTGAGGGTGTCCGTGAGTTAGTGGATAACGTAACAGGAGCTATCCAAACGGTAGCGCCGGTATTCTATTGGCTGGTAGGTGTTATCGGTGAAACGATTAATACTGCCGTATGGGCATTTAACACGTTATCTAACTTTGTTAGACAACACTCGTCTATCATGTATACAGCAATGATAATACTGGGTGGAGTTATGGCGTTTTATGCAATTCAGGCCGGTATAGCAGCCGGAAGAACGATTCTCGCTGCAGGTGCTATGGCGATTAAGGCCGTAGCAGACTGGGCAGAAACTGCTGCTCTGTTAGCAATGATTGTAGCGCAAGAAGGCTTGAACGCTGCATTATACGCGTGTCCGTTAACATGGATAATCGGTTTGATTGTTGCAGTTATAGTCATAATCTACTTAGCGGTAGAAGCTATTAACTATTTCTGTGATGCGAATATTAGCGTACTAGGAATCGTAGTTGGTGCTTTTTGGGCGTTCGGCTCCGCTATTTTCAATGTGTTCGCATTGGGATGGAACATTATCGCAGCATTTGTTAATTTCTTGGCCAACGTATTTAAAGACCCGTTACATGCAGTCGCTAACTTGTTTATCGATATATGGAATGGTATTTGGCAATTCGTGAAAGCTAGAATTAACGATATTATCGATGCGATTAATAAAATTCCTGGTGTAAATATCGATAAGGTAGGCGGGTCTACTGGCGTACTAGAACGGTTTGAGATTGCCGGCGGTGAAACCACTGTCATGGGTAAGATGGATTATTCTAGCGTTACAGGGGCTTTCGGTGAAGGCTATAACATTGGGGCTAACCTTAGCCTAGGTGATTTAATGCCTAACATGCCTGGTGTTAAAACTCCTCAAGAGTTTGACGCTAGCAAAATTACTCCAGGTGCTAATCATGATGCGGCCGATAAGACTAAGAAAAATACAGGTAAGACTGCCAAGAACACAGGCAAGATTGCCAAGTCTATCGATATGACAAACGAGGAAATTAAGGCACTCCGTGAAAGCGCTATCGATAAGTCCTTGAAGAAATGGCAAGATGCCAATGTAATTCACATCCAAATGAATAACGATGTGGAAATTAACAATGGAACTGACCTTGACGGCTTTACAAGTCAAATCTCGAAAGGCTTGAAAGATGCATTTGCAATTCAAAGGGAGGGAATCTAAATGTATTACTTCTATATGGGGACGATGCAGATACCGATTCCCCCTAAAGAATTAACCACTACTATCAATGGCAAGAACGAAACAATGGAACTATTGGGGAAAGGCGAAGTTAACGTTATTAAACCTGCAGGGCTTACTGACATTGCTTTTAAATTCTTGTTGCCTAACTCCGATTATCCATTTAATGAGTCCTTGCTCTTTAAGTCTAAGAAGGCTAAGTATTATATCGATGAACTCGAAAAGCTTAAGACTACAAAGACGATCTTCCAATTTATCGTAGTTCGAATGAAACCAGGCGGGCAGATGCTAGCCATGACTAACATGAAGTGTACGCTTGAAAACTACGTCATAGAAGAAGACGCAGATAACGGCTTTGACTCATATGCTAGTGTTACCTTGAAGCAGTGGAAGCCTTGGGGTGCTAAACGAATTGAAGTGAAGACTGACAAAGACGGAACTGCAAAAGGTAGCGTCAAGTCGGACAGACCAACTGACGGTAAGGTAGCAGCATCTACTGCTAAAGTGTCCAAAGGTCAGACTTTACAGCAAATCGTTAAGAAGCAACTAGGCAATACGGATAACCTATTCCAAATTGCAGCACTTAACAAAATCGCTGTACCTGCTATCTTGGGAGTTGGCCAAGTAGTCCAGCTTAAACGCGAGGGTAATAACGAATGGCTATAGATGAAAAGAAAACAGTCGAAAAATCTCAAATCAATGGCACTATCATTCCGTTACCCATGCCTACTCAACTTCACTATGAGCTAACCATCAGAAATAAAAGCACTGGTGATTTATGGCTCATAGAACCTGAAGACGGCGTACAAATTACGAGAGCAGTTGACTGTGTTCCAAGTAAGATGACATTCAAAGTACCTAAAGACCCTAACCTCAGTTTTGAAGAAGGTGATACCGTCAAGTTCACTTTAAACGGAGGAGCGGTGTTCTTTGGGTATGTCTTTGAGAAACAGCGTGACGGCAAGAATTCTATATCAGTTACTTGCTATGATCAGATACGATATCTCAAGAATAAAGACTGCTATGTTATCGGAGCTATGACTGCGACGGAGTTCATCAAAATGGTGGCCGATGACTTTGGTTTGAAATGTGGTTATATGGACGATACCGTATGGAAAACTCCGGAGAAACCTCAAACCATATTCAAAGATAAGTCACTGCAAGAAATGATATGCCAACTACTCGATAAAACGGCCATATACACGCCTAATCATGCGTTTTACCACTTGTACGATGATGCGGGCGAGTTACGGCTAGCATCGTTTGAGACTATGAAAACAGATATTTACATTGATGACGAGTGTATGGAAGACGTGCAATATACGACCTCCATAGACAAAGAGACATACAACTATGTAAAAATCGTCCGCACAGTTCCAAACGGCGCATCAAGTAAGTTGGAGAACACTTTTATAGCTAAGGACGATAAGAACATCGAGAAATGGGGCAGATTACAGTATCTGCTCATTCCTAAAGAGAAGGACATCAACGCAGTAGCACAAGCCAAGGCAATCATGGCTCACAAAAACAAGAAAAGCCGTGAGATTAAGTTGAAAAACGTCATTGGCGATGTGCGTGTGCGTGGGGGTTCTTTGGTATATATCAATCGAAACTTTGGCGATATGATTGTTAATAATTACATGATGGTAACATCTGTTACCCATACGTTTAAAACAGGATTTCACGGAATGGATTTAGATTTACGATACGTTGATAATGATGCGGCTTATGAAGTTGCAAAAGACGAAGATGCGGAAGCAGTTAAGAAGATTGAAGCCGCTAAGAAAACCAAAGGTACTGCAGTCGCTACTGGCGCAGGTGGTACAGCAGGTCAAGTCGACACAGCATTCAGTTCTAATGACGGCCGAGTATCTCAATATGGTAGCCAAGGCTGTGCTGACACAGTATGTGCTACTGGGTCTTGGTACAATTCTGATTTGAAAGATGAGTACAACAAAGGCACGGCAAGGGTTGATACACTTCGTCAAAATCTCGAGGCTAAAGGTTATACAACGGAACAATTCAACGGCTACGCTAATAAAGGCGACTTGTTGATTTATGGTGATGATGAGCACGTTGTTATTGCCGATGGCGCGGGCGGTTGTTTTGGCAACTCTTCTAAACGTGGCTATGCTATGAAATATGGCAACGCAAATTATGCATGGCATAATGACGAGGCACCTACTAAGATTATCCGAATGGGGGCTAAATAATGGATAGCGAGTACATGAAAATCGTTAACACGATTAAAGAAATAGCGAGCACAGTAATATCAAATGGCGAACCTATGGAAGTAATCGTCGGCGAAGTTGTCAGTGTATCACCGCTCGCTATTAAGATTGACCCTAAGTTAACTGTACCTGAAGAGAATATTATTCTTACCAAAAACACCTGTGAATGGACTATGGAGATGAGCGTTGATCATGTTACAGAAAACCGAGCAGGTGGCGGAGGTATGGCTGAATTCGCAAGCCATAACCATGACTACGTAGGTCGTAAGAAGTATCTCGTTCATAACCAATTAGTAATGGGCGATAAGGTCATTATGCTGAAGGAAACCGGCGGAC